ACAAGACCCCATCGTGCAGATGCAGCAGCAAGAGTTGCAGCTTAAAGCGCAAGAGAACCAGCGCAAGGCTGCAAAAGATCAGGCCGACAACGCCATCAAAGCCGCGCAGTTGCAGATCGAGCGTGAGCGCATCCAGTCACAGACTGCCACTGAGGACAAGCGCATCAAGATGGACGCGATGAAGACCGCCGCGCAGATGGCTGCTAGTAAAGAAAGCCACATGATGGACATGGGCGTGGATGTCCTCAAGCAACTCTCTAATAAGAGTCACGAGGAGCAACTGCGACAAATGCAGGAGCGCATCCAGATGCGTCAACGTAACAAGGGAGGCGAATGATGGATGCCTTTGAAGTGCTCGTCAAACAAGCTGACGAGAAGATTGAGCAACTCAAGGAGTACTTGGCCGAGGGCAAAGCCGAGTCCTTTGAGGAGTACAAGAAACTGTGTGGTGAGGTTCGCGGTCTACTCATCATGCGGGGATACACCCTAGACCTGAAACATCGAATGGAGAATGCGGATGACTAGTTCCATCCTGTTGGCTACAGACGCCAACAACCCACAAGTCGTGGGAGCCTATAACTTTGCTGCAACCGCAGAGGAAAAAGGCAAACAACTGCCCAAGCCGTCAGGCTATCGAATTCTTTGCGCCATCCCCGAGGCGGAGAAAGAGTTTGAGGACAGTGAAGTGGGTTTGATCAAAGCTGATGAAACCATGCGCAACGAGGAGACCCTCACAACGGTCTTGTTTGTTGTCGATATGGGGCCAGACTGCTACAAAGACCCAGTTAAGTTCCCCACCGGGCCGTGGTGCAAGCAGGGTGATTTTGTCCTTGTGCGCCCACATTCAGGCACTCGTTTGGTCATTCATGGCCGTGAGTTCCGCATCATCAATGACGATACCGTCGAGGCCGTTGTAGACGACCCACGTGGCATCAAACGTAAATAAAGGAGCACAAAATGCCTTTAGACGACAACACAGATTACAAATTCCCAGACGAAATCGAAGATAAGGGTAAACCCGAAGTACCTGAGATCGAGATTGAGATCGAAGACGACGCTCCGGCTGAAGACCGTGGCCGTCAGCCCCTGCCCAAACCCCTCGTTGAGGAGTTGGAGAAGGACGAACTGGACCAGTACGACGACAACGTCAAGACCAAACTTAAGCAAATGCGCAAGGTTTGGCACGACGAGCGCCGTGAGAAAGAGTCCGCCCTGCGTGAACAGCAAGAAGCTGTGACCTTGGCCCAGCGCCTGTTGGAAGAGAACAAGCGCATCAAGGGCATCCTGACCAGCGGCGAGAAAGAGTACGTCACTACCATTCAGAGCAATGCTGATATGAGTTTGAAGATGGCTCAACGCGCCTATAAAGAGGCTTATGAAGCGGGTGATTCTGACAAAGTGCTGGAAGCCCAGCAGGCTTTGCAGGTCGCTAACCTCAGAATGATGCAGGCGCAAAACTTTCGCATGCCTGCTTTACAAGAGCAAGAAACTGCTGTACAACAGCAACCTGTGCAGTATCAACCTGCACCGTATGTACCTGAACCTGACAACAAAGCTGTAGCGTGGCAAAAACGTAATAGCTGGTTTGGACAGAATCGGAGCATGACGGCCTTTGCTCTGGGTTTACATGAAGACCTGAGAGACAATGGTGTAGAGGTTGGTTCTGATGAGTATTACCGCGACTTGGACAGAACAATGCGCAAACGGTTCCCCGAAAGTTTCGAGGAACAGGAAGACAATAGACAGCAGACCCGTACAAGAGCAGGTACTGTAGTCGCCCCGGCAGTTCGTAGCACCGCACCTACCAAGGTGAAGCTAAAGCAAAGCCAAGTAAACATAGCCCGAAAGCTAGGTTTAACGCCCGAACAATATGTGAAGGCACAACTTGAATTGGAGGCCCGTAATGGCTGATATCAAAGACAACAAACTCACACGCGAGTTGACCACACGTGCGGTACAGGAACGTCCTAAGCAGTGGGCGCAACCTGAACTGTTGCCCGAGCCAGACAAACAGCCCGGATACAACTACCGCTGGATTCGTGTTTCGACGATGAACAATGCTGACCCACGTAACCTCTCGGCCAAACTCCGCGAAGGTTGGGAGCCAGTTCCCGTTGAAGAACAACCCAAATTCCGACTGTTAGCTGATCCCAATAGCCGTTTTAAAGACAATATTGAGGTTGGCGGTTTGTTGCTCTGCAAGACACCTACTGAATTTGTGCAACAGCGAAACGAGCATTTCGTTAAGCAAACACAAGCTCAGACAGATGCGGTGGACAACAGCTTCATGCGTCAAAGTGATGCGCGGATGCCGCTCTTCCAAGAGCGTAAGTCCTCGTCTAGCTTTGGCAAAGGTGCTTAAATCTTTTAAGGAGTCTTAAATGACTTATCCCGTTATCTCGGCCCCTTACGGCCTAAAGCCGGTCAATCTGATCGGTGGTCAAGTATTCGCAGGTTCGACCCGCGATTACGCGATCCCTTACGGTTTTGCAACTGATATTTGCTACGGGGACATCGTTGGTCTGACCCGTGGCAGCATCACGCGCTTGTCCGTGTCTACTGGCACTCTCGGCACTGTTGCCGGTGTGTTCTTGGGTTGCTCGTTCACGAGTCCCGTTACCAAGCAAAAGCAGTTTTCGCAGTTCTGGCCAGCCGGTACTACTGCGGGCGATGCGGTTGCTATCGTTTGTGACGATCCAGATACAGTCTTTAAGGCTGCTATTTGCTCCGCCACAACCGTGATTGCTTCGGGTGCACGTGCAATGATCGGCCAAAACTTGGCCATGATCAACAACTCTGGCGACCTGAACACTGGTAACTCTCGTAATGCGTTGTTGGCTCCAACCGACACCCCAGCTACGACTGATGCTTTGCCTATCCGTGTACTCGGTTTGGTTCCTGATACTGTTGTTTCGCTTGGCACCGCCACGTTCACCAGTATTGCAACCGCTACCGTTACCTGCTCGGCTTTGCCTTTTGCTCTGCCTGTTGGTACTGATGTGGGTTCGTTGGCCTCCAACGGTCAATACATCTCTTCTGGTTCCTTTGTAGATACCGCTGCCTCTGCCGGTGCAACTTCGTTCGTTTTGAACCAAGCCCCCTCCGTCGCATTTGTAGCAAGCTCCACATTGGTGTTCAACCAATACCCAGAACTTCTGGTTAAGTTGAACTTTGGCCAGCACGAGTATTACGCAGCAACCAGCATCGCCTAAGGAGCTAAATCATGGCTATTTCACGCGCACAACTACTCAAAGAACTTCTCCCCGGTCTGAACGCCTTGTTTGGTCTGGAGTACGCTAAGTACGGTGAGGAACATAAAGAGATTTATGAGACCGAAACCTCCGAGCGTTCTTTTGAAGAAGAAACCAAGCTGTCTGGCTTCTCCGCTGCTCCTGTCAAGAACGAAGGCTCTGCCATCGCTTATGACAACGCACAAGAAGCATGGACTGCTCGATACAACCACGAAACCATCGCTTTGGGTTTCTCGCTGACCGAAGAGGCCATCGAAGACAACTTGTACGACAGCCTGTCTGCTCGTTACACCAAAGCTCTGGCTCGTGCTATGGCATACACCAAGCAGGTTAAAGCTGCTGCTGTGTTGAACAATGGCTTCTCTGCTGCCTACACTGGCGGTGACGGTGTTGCCCTGTTCAGTGCTGCGCACCCTCTGGTGTCTGGCGGTACTAACAGCAACGTGCCATCTACCCCTGCTGACTTGAACGAGACTTCGTTGGAAAACGCTGTCATTCAAATCTCGCTGTGGACAGATGAACGCGGTTTGCTGATTGCTGCCAAGCCTAACAAGCTGGTGGTTCCTCCACCATTGCAGTTCACGGCAACTCGCTTGCTGGAAACTGAACTCCGCGTCAGCACCGCTGACAACGACATCAACGCCTTGAAGAACAATGGTTCTATCCCCGGTGGATATACCATTAACCACTTCTTGACCGACCCCAACGCTTGGTTCCTGACCACAGACGTGCCTAACGGTATGAAGCACTTCGTGCGTTCGCCTTTGGCCCAGTCAATGGATGGAGACTTCGACACTGGTAACGTCCGTTACAAGTCTCGTGAGCGTTACAGCTTCGGCTGGTCTGACCCATTGGGTATGTTTGGCTCTTCTGGAGCTTGATACGAAAGTATCTAAGAAAGGCCCTTCGGGGCCTTTTTTCTTGGGGCGCGCAAATATTGCTTGTTGCCTGTTACTAAGTTACCCCATAAAAATATATTGGTGTACACTACTCAAAAAGGAGTTGTTTATGCCATACAAAATTGATATCTGCGGGATATACAAGCTGGTCAATACGGCAACAAACCAGTGTTACGTTGGGCAGTCCCAAAGGGCGCAAAAGCGAATTAAGGAACATTTTCGGCTTTTAAGGTATGGAAAACACCCCAATACACACCTACAACGGGCGTACAACAAATATGGCGCGGCATCTTTTTACGGGGCTATTGAGGTTGAATGCGCTGACGTACAAGAGTTAGATTGTTTGGAAGAATCATTTCTGCGGGGGGATGCGTGGTTTGCGGAAGCCACAATCTACAACATTGCAGACTTTGCAAAAGCTCCCATGCGGGGGAAACAACATAGTGAAGAGGTTCGAGAGCGAATCCGACTTGGGCGACGCGCCGCTACATTTGACTACCAAAGCCCAGAGTACAGAACAACCCTCTCACAAGCGCAGATGGCACGCTTTCACGCGGACCCGAAATTTATTGCGAAGATAAAATTTATCCTAGAAAATGCAGACCTGTCTTACGCAGAACGTGCCCGGCGTCTGGAAGCGGACACTAGCTCAGTACGTAGACTTGCGTTAAAGTATCAACATCTCAAAGGGGTTATCTAATGGCACAAACTCGATTTACTGGTCCGGTTGCATCCGACAATGGCTTTATCACCGGAACAGCTTCTTCTCCCATCGTTGAAACCACCGCAGGCAATGTGTCTGAATCGTACGTTACGACTTCAGCCGCTACGGGTGATACGCGACTGTTGTACAACCGCTTGGAATTTACTTCCACTGGCTCTGGCGAGACCATCCGCGCACTGACGCGAGTCACTGGAGCAAATGCTGCCACTGGCGGCACAGTCAACGGCGCACACGTTAGCTTGAGCATCAACGGTTCGGGCACCATCTCTGGCGCTGGTAACGC